ATTTCCAACATATGCTTATTGGAGATATTATGTATTTGGCGCAACGTTAAAAAAACATACTGATAGACCTGCTTGTGAAATAAGTGTGACTGCTTGTGTTAAAAAATATGATGACTGGCCTATTGTAGTAGAAGGAACATCTTTTGAATTAGAAGAAGGTGATGCAATTTTATATGCTGGTTGCGATCAAGAACATTGGAGACCAGGTGTATATAAAGGTGAAGGTATGGCTCAAGTTTTTTTACATTACGTAGATAAAAATGGTATTAATAAAAATCATGCTTATGACCAACTAAATAAATGAATAATTATGAACGAAAAAACAGTTAACATAGATAATTTTATAGGTGTGTATGATAATTACATCACTAAAGAAGAATGTAACAAAGCTATAAAATTATATGAAGATGAAAATAAATTAAAAAAAACAATAAATAGAATGGTCGTAGAAAAAGCTTCTATATTAGAAAAAAAAGATACACAATATTTTGCACAATCTTTTAATTTAGAAATATGGTGGAGTGAATTAAAAACTATAATTTTTAATTTTGGTATGGCTTGGAAACACTATGATAAAAATATTGGAGCTGCTGCTGCATATGGTGGTAATATTGATTTTCAACTTACATCATTAAAAATTCAAAAAACACTTCCTACAGAAGGGTATCACCTTTGGCATGTTGAACATGGTCAAGGATTTGTAAATGAACCTCGAGCTTTTGTATATTCAATTTATTTAAATGATATAGAAGAGGGTGGAGAGACAGAATTCTTACATTTTTCAAAAAGAGTAAAACCTAAAGCAGGTAGAATAGTTATTTGGCCTGCAGGTTTTCCATATCTACATAGAGGAAATCCACCTTTATCAGGTGAGAAATATATTTTAACTTCTTGGATGTTGTTAAGATAATTATGAGGAATAAGAAGTAGGTCTTGCGCCTATTCTAGCAATTTTATCAGCTTCACTTTCACCATCAACATTATCAGCATCCCAATCAGCTTGTAATTTAGCTAAATGTGCTACGTCCCATTTAGCAATGAATTGACTTTGAAAATTACCTAAATTAGAATCTTCCCAAGTAGAGTGAGGAGTTTCATCTCTATATTCTACACAATCATTAGGGTTAGCTGTACCATATTGAATTGCCCAAATGTTTGACCATTTAGAATCACTCCAAAAAGAATCTTGATCCGTTATAGTATAAGAACCTGCACCATCACCACTTTGTTTGATGATTGTTTTGTCTTCGAATATTACGGTCCATGTTGCGTTTGTTGCCATATTTTCTCCTAGGTCTTAATTATATAAATTATTGTTAAATAAGGTTGTAAAACAGATGGGTTTGCTGTGTCACCAGAAAAGTTTGCACTCATGTTGTGAGAGTGACCACCGCCACTACCTGCACCACCTGTGCTACTTGGACTAAAAAATCTGTTAGCTCCACCAAAATTAAAATTTTCATGTGCATTCGCAGCATTTCCTCCACCGGGGTGACTATGCGGTGCAAGTTGAGGTGTTGATAAAGTTGCATTGGCTGTAGATCCAGCAACGTTTCCACTGGCTGTTACTGCTACTGTATTTGCTCCACCCGTTGAAGCCAAAGCTTTCCCTGGAGATTTTCCAACTGGTACGTTGTCTTGTAAATCAGGAACGTTAAAATTACCGCCTCCTGGATCACCATAAGTTGTACCAATGATTGCAAATAAATCTGCGTAAGTAGATTGACTTACTGCTTGTCCATTACACTCTAAGAATCCAGATGGGATAGATGAATCTGACCACGGCACAATAGTTGCTGTTGGAATACCTTCAATACCTGTAAGGTTTGCTCCATCAAAATCATATCTAGTTGCTTCGTAATTTGCCATATTCTATTTCTCCTTATAAGTCCAACCTGTTGTAGCATCTCCAGAATAAACTAAGCTGAAACCAGCACCTTGGGTATTAACTGTAAGGTCGGCTGCACTGTTTGCTATATTAGAAGAATTTCTACCAACAGTCAATGCGTTAGTATTAAAATCATATCCTTGATCTATAAATGAAACTTCATCACCTGCACTTGGAGAAGCGGGTAGAGTAATTGTAAATGCTCCACCATTTGTGTTTGCTAAAATTTGAGCCCCAGCTTGAACTGTTTCAGCTGCTGTTATTGCTCTCCATTTTCTAAGTTCACCTGCTTTTACAACATTAGTTCCATCAGAATATAATGTGTAAGTGTGACCTTCACATAAAAGTACACCTGTTCCAGATGTAGTTTTAAAAGTTAAAGTAAAACCTGCGTGATCACATGCATCTTCAACAAGATAAGTTTTTTCAACTGAATCAGGAATAGTAACATTTAAATTACCTTCAAGAGTTCCTGTTAATTTAATAACTTCATTTTTACCATTTGATAAAGCACCATTTGTAAAAGTTAAAGCTCTAGATGCGTTAGTTACGTTAAATGCGTCATAACCACCAATAGCTTGTTCAAGAATTAATAAGTTTGTATTTGTAATCTGTCCCCAAGTTCCTGAGTTTTCACCAGTTGCTTGTACAGTTAATTTTAAATTAGCTGATGTTGAGTTTGCCATATTTTTAAATTCCTTATAACGTTTATTTTATAAAATTTATGCAGCTGTGTCAACTTCTGTCCAAGTAGGCGCTGTACCTGTATTTACTTGGTTCCATACTAGAGTTCTATTAGTCCCTTCGGCCATTGTCAAGCCTAAACCTGTCAAAGTTACCTTACCTTCTCCAATAACTGTAACACCTCCAAGATTAGCAGATAGTGATATTCCAGTTAAATCTACAAGAGTTACGGCATCTAAAGTACCTACTCCAAGACCAGCTGCAAAACCTTCTCCAACGACGGTTACATTTGCCTCTCCAATAACTACTGTTCCAACAGCAAGAGAAGCATTAAATCCAATACCGGTAACTGTTGCATCTGGAGCCGGATCCACGGTTCCTTCTTCTGCAGTCATTGCTTCACCGGTTACATCTACATCAGCTGTACCTGTAGCTGCTATTGTTCCAACATTAGCTGATAATGCTATACCTGTTAAATCTATATCTACATTTGTAAATGCAATTACATTATCAAGTGTAGCTGTTATTGGTTCTCCGGTAACTGCTACATTACCTTCACCAATTACAACTGTACCAACTGCTAATGATGCATTAAATCCAATTCCAGTGACTTCTGCATCTGGCGCTGCATCAGCAGTTCCTAAGTTTGCAGATAAAGAAATACCTGTTAAATCTACTTGTACCCAATCACCTGTAGCACCCCAAACAAATTGACCATAGAAGTATCGTCCCCAACCTTCTAAGTTATATGCTTCAACACTTCCAACTGATGCACTAGCAGTTACACCACTAACGATTGCATCTGGAGATGCGTCTGCTGTTCCAAGATTTGCTGTAAATGAAAGTCCAGAAGGAAAAACTTCAACAGCTATAATTATATCTGCTATCGTTCCTTCAGTGGCAGATATAGAAATTCCTGTTGGAGTTACATTACAATCGGCAGTAATAGTCTCATTACCAAGTGAAGAAGTTAATGCTTCACCCGTTAAAATTTCGTTTACGTCAGATTGTTCGCCCCATGCGTTCTGACCCCAAGTTGCTTCATTCCAAGCATTAGCCATAGGAAGTTACCTCCTATGCTATTACCCAGAAATTCTTAGAATCGCTGCTGAAGTTGTAAATGCTGGAAACTGAATAGTGAAAGTTCCTGATGTCGCTGTTTTATCTGCTCCAAAATCTAAAGCACATACAGCAGCATCTGTTACAGTTGCTGAAGTGTTGTAGATTAAAGCTCCTCTAGCAGTCAAAGTCACACCAGTGAATGATCTATCAGCAAAGTCAACGATCGCAACACCTGATGCAATTGATGTACCATTATTTACTAATGCTCCACCGCCTGCAGTGTATTGACCTGATGCACCAACTTCATTACCAGTTGTGTAAGAAGTAGTTGCTGAGTTTAGAGTAGCTGAAGAAGTATAAAGAGCGATTTTAAACTTGTCACCAGTCG